ACTGATTTTGGCATTAGTTCAGCAAGTGCTACTCATACCTTTAACCTACCAACGGCATCAGCTACTAATAGAGGTGCATTAAGCACAACTGACTTCACAACTTTTGCAGCTAAGCAAGATGCACTGGTAAGCGGCACCAACATCAAGACAATCAACTCTACTTCATTGCTTGGAGCTGGCAACATCACCATTGCATCATTGGGAGTTTACAAGAATACAACAGATGGAGCTGTATCAAGTGGGACTACTAACACGTTCAGTCAATCGGTACTTGTGCCTGCTAACTCGGTGGCACTTGGTAATGTGCTTGAGTTTAAATTAAGAGGTAGAAAGACGGGCGCACTTGCACTTTATACAATTAGAATTTATGCTAACTCTGCAAACAACTTAACGGGTGCAGTTTTACTTGGCACATATTCAGGTGGTGCTGCTCAAGCTATTGGGCAGCAAATGGTTAGAACGGCAGCAATAAAAAATATTACTACCAATACTGAAATGTTGCTTGCCACTACATCACTTGCAACGGATTTTGCAAATTCAACATTTTCATCAATCGCAGTTGATTGGACAACTGATAAATATATTATAGGAGCAGTTCAAAATATCAATGCAACAGACTCCTCATTAATCTCACTAATATCAATGACAATAATATGATAGACATAACTCTCGAAAATGGCTTTGTAACATTCTATTCATCGGTGATAGGGGTTGTTGCATCCAATGTGGAATCTGTTGAGGTGGTTGACGAAATGTGCTTTCACTTAGGCACTAATGTAGGAGTATTCCTAATTAATGTAAATCAGTTCACCTTTAATGGCATAAATTTCAGTAACTCAACCGAAGCAAATACTTACATTTTAAATAACTAAAATCATGGCAGGAGTAAAAATTACCGACTTAGGAACGTTGACCACAGCGGTTGATGCTGACTTACTTTATATCGTAGATGTGAGCGACACTTCGCAATCCCCTCAAGGTACATCCAAGCAGATTGAACTTGGCAACATTGTAAGTAGTGGAACTTGGACACCAGTTGTAAGCAACATAATATCAGGTGGAACTATAACAATAGAAGGCAATTCATTTTATCAAAAGATAGGGGATATTGTTATCTGTTCTTTTCGTATTCGTATGACACCTGATACAGGAAACCAAGGAGAAAGATTTGAATTAACTTTACCTATTGAGCCAAGTGCTAATTTTGCTGCAAACAATTTAGTAAATGGTGCTATGACTATGTACGCTGCAACATTTGGAGATATCAATGAATGCAATATAAAATCTAAATCAGCAACAAAGAATTTAGATATAACAATTTCAGCAACGGCTATTGATACAGAAGTTGCAGTCTCAATTCATGTTCAGTATTCAATCTAATGAAGACCTCAGCTAACGGCATCCGACTCATAGGCTATAAATTATGAATATATCTAAGACTGGTATTCAGTTGGTCAAAGACTTTGAAGGTCTTAGACTCCATGCATACAAATGTTCGGCTGGTGTACCTACGATTGGTTATGGTTCTACCTTCTATCCTGACAAATCTAATGTCAAGATGGGTGATGTGCTAAGAGACAAAGAAGAGGCTGAAGTATTACTGATAAAGACCCTTGAAGATTATGATATTTACGTAAGTAAGTACACTAAATCAGTCAAGTTAACGCAATATCAGTTTGATGCATTGGTATCCTTTGCCTTTAATTGTGGATTAGGAAACTTATCCAAGTCTACACTACTAAAAAAGGTACTTAGTAACCCTAATGATAAAGATATTGCCTTAGAGTTCGCCAAATGGAATAGAGGTGGTGGTAAGGTGCTGCAAGGTTTAGTAAAAAGAAGGCAAAAAGAAGCAGAACTATATTTTAAGGTGGTCGTATAGTAGTCTATGGCTATCGACCCTAAGAAATTTAAACAAATAGCTGACTTACTTATGGTGTACTGGCATTTGACTATAGGTTCACTCATATCTGTTGTAGGTTTCTGGCTATTTTTCACTAAGAAGATAGATAAGGAGTCATTTGCTTATATCATTGGTGCTGTAGTTACCTTGAAGTGGGTGTGGAAGCCTACTGAGAAAGGGGGTACTAATGTATAAGATGGTAAAAGACACTATTTATACTCACACATTTGATAATGTTTGTGTGATTGGTGCATCTTGTAAGGTTCATAACCACATTTTAAAAGAAGTTATACTTACACCTGAGCCGTTCACATTTGTAAATCACTACATGGGTGATACATCAATGTTCATTTATAAAAATCAGTGGGGTGAGACTCTATATGTTGATGAAATATTGACTAAATTTGAGCCAAATGAAAAGGTAGAAGTTGAAACAATAGCCATACAACCATTCAGAGCATCGGATACCATACAGCCATGTGATGCAAAGTGGTTAATTAAGGGTAATAAGTTTGAATTAAAACCTTATTCTATACAAAAATGTGAAAATAAGATGGTTCAAGACTACTTATATAGTGATTTATCAAACTCAATTGTAATGATGTTGATGTTATTAGCTACTTCTATTTGGTTATATCGGTCTACATTTTATTGGTTAGATATGATTCGTAAGATTAACAAGATTGTTAAGAGTTAGATATGTCTACTCAATACATCTTAGCTAATTCTATTGACTTGTTGTATGTAGTTGCTGACTATGAAGGTAGTATTGTTAGGTCAAATGATTTATTCAAAGAGTATTCAAGTCATATCAAACCTAAAAAAGTTAGTGATATAATCTCAGACGATACTGAACTTGACGATTATGTTATATCAGTTAAGAAAGCAATTGAGTTAAGTCCTAACCCAGTTCGTATCTATGCACGAACAAAGCAGAAAAATAGTGGGTTAAGGTGGAACTTGTGGAACTGCTATGCAATACTTGGGTCACTTCATTTTGTTGGATTCCAAATTACTGATGTTACTTCTATCACATCTCACGAACACGAAAAGCAAAAGGTGTTACTTGAAGAGTTCAGGTTTATGTTATCTCACGAATTACGTCAACCTTTGACATCTGTTGCTGGTGTGGTTAAGTTGTTACTTGATAAGGGTAATAATGTAGGTGAAGATGAACAGATTGAACTTCTTAAGATGGTTGACGATTCAATGAAGAGGTTAGATGAATCAATACATTTGTTAGTTAAGAAAGCAACAAGGCAATTATGAAAGATTGCACCTTACCAATGGATGAAGAAGAGGCTGATGAAAGACTACTTCATGTGGTAAAGCATTATGTATGTGAACGTGAGATGCCAATCTATGTAGCAAAGAATGTGTTAAGATCAAACCTAAGAGATAAGTCATGCTTTGAAATTAAATGGGAGAAGTTCATTAAGTTAATTGGTGGTTATGGAATCAAGTAAGTTTGACTCAATTGATAAGGTATTAGGTATTGTCTTTGGAATAGTTATGTTATTAATCTTCATTCATACTTGTGGCTCTAATGGTCAATTGACTATTGACTATCGTAAGATGAAGGAAGAGGTAAAAAACTATAAGGTTCAACACCTTGCAGATTCAAGTAAATTAATCAGTCAGTCTGTGAATTATCAAAGTGAAATTGATTCAAGGGATATAGCAATTAAGTTATTGTCTATTCGCAATCCAAAGGAGATTGTTAAGATTCAATACGAGACTTTAATTAAGACTAAGATTCAACTTGCTGAACCTATCACAATTGATTCAACAAACTACATTAAGTTACCAGTTCAATTCTCAGATTATAGTGAGTGGTATTCTATTGATGGTAAGATTGACACGTTAGGAGTGCTTGTAATAGACTCAATTGTATCAAGTGGTAATTTGACCTATTCGGTAGGAGATACGTTAAGAGATGGTCTATTTAATAGGTTACTGAGAAAAACAGATAGTGTAGTAAGATTGCACATTGATAATCCAACTATGTCAATCAGTAACCTTTCTAATATCTACGTTAAGAAAGAACCTAAATGGTATCAATCAACTGCATTTAAGGTAGGTTTAGGTGTACTATTGGGTATTGGTATCAGCAGTCAACTAATCAAATATTAAAGTTTTGTATTTCATTATCAGTTAGTTATGTAATATGACTAAAAATAATCGTGTTTATTTTGATAGAGGTATTGCAGAATCAAAATATAGTTTTACATTTGCCCTACCAATCAATCACTAATCAATCACTCACTCACTTATTCAATCATTATGAAAAATTACACAGAATTATCACTTGAAAATTTACAACTAACATCTAAGAACTGGGATGGCTATACAAAGGACTTGCTACTATTTATCGAAGGATGGGGAAACGTATGCGGAAACTCATCAAGATACGTTCACGTCATATTGCACGGAAAAAATAGTGGTACAGAAACTGGAACTATTGAAGTAAAAGGAGTTGCAATAAGTGATACCAATATTGCACGAGGT